AGATCGGTCCAAAACAATTCCTTTTGTTGCCAATACCCCAGAAGAAGAAACAGAACCGACAATTATCGCACTTGCACCAGTTACGCCATGTGCTATTGCTTGGTCCGCCCACTGAGTTGAATTACTATTAAGCGACCACCCCGTCAATGGACTTACGGTAATTCTACCGCTGATAAGAAAACCGTTTGCTGTGCGCGTTGTGCCCCATTGACGAACTACCGTCACCGCCGTCAGTGATTCAGTTGCGTCAAACTTTAATTGACTATGTGCAGGAATTCGTATCTGATCAGTGGCTGCGAACAGCCAGCAAGGACGGGATACCGCTACAGCCTTATAACTTGATGCTGCTCGCGCAATGGTAACCGTGGCTGCGTTCGCAGAGGATTCTGTAAACGTAGCCTGAGCACCACTGGTGATTCCGGTAGTAAAATTAACAGCAGCCTGAGTAACACCATCAGTTTTTACAACTGTTGCATAATATTTTATGGCTGGAGAAGCGGTTGGATACGAAGCAACATACAGTGATGCTGATGCAGAAAAAAGTGAAGCAGGAACCGACGCCGCAATATCCGCCCCAAATTGAGTCCACCCGGCATCGGATTCACAGTCAGCATACGCTGTTGATTCGGTCGTAGTTTTGGTATAGATACGAACCGTAGGCCCGGTGGAACTCCAGTCGTATCTGACTGCACGCAAAGTGTTATCAGCAAACCCAAACGCAGAAGCGGCAGTGGGAGATTGTACTGTAGTCCCATCGGATGAAAGTTGCATAAACGGGAGTCCGCTTACGCTGATAGCACATAGCGATGACCTGTTGTTAGTTGATCCATCATAGTGACCACCAAGGTATGCAATTGTTGAAGGTGTCCAGTCTTCTAAAGCCACACCAAATCTATACGAAATAGAAGTAGTCGGAATAAATGAAGCATTGTGTGGAATAGACGAATAGTTTGGAGTCGCACTAGCCGATGATGGGATAAATAAATAGTTTGTTCCTGTATGACGAAGCCAAACCGGATCGTTTGTATCGACAATTGGTTGAGAACCGATTTGTCCATTAAGTGAATCTGCACCGGTACCCAAGTTTTTTAATCCACTAAAAACAGACCCAACAGAAGCCGCCGTACCCGACAAAGGCCACGTTTGCTGGTCGCCAGTAGTGATTTGCGTGAAATCGCTATCAGCAACAACTGTTGCACTAGCCCCAATACCACTCTTAATGATAGTGCGAAACATTTTTCCAGAAAATGAAAATGATGCTCCCCCTAGTATCGAACCCATTTCCAAGTTTGCTGTCGTCATCGCCAAAACCGATGCGCCAGCAGCAGAAAGGGTTTGCGTCCAAGTCCAAGTTGACGGTTCCGCAACCTGAGATGGGGCACTAAAAAATTGAACTTGCTGCGCTGACGTATCGACAGCAAACCTCACCCATCTTGCTTCGTTTGCTGCTGGAACAACAAAAGTTGATGAAGTTGCATTAACTGCATTCGTTCCAGTAGTTGATATGTCAACTCCAAGTTGACCACTGGCTATCAGATAGAATCTAAAAGACTGCGTAGAAGAACTCTGCCATTTAGAAATAATGGTCCTACTAGTAGAGCCTGCCCAAGATAAAGGCGCAATGTGGCATAGGACATCAATGTTTCCAGAAATATCAAGCGGAGAGTTATCGGCAATCGTTGCGTAGTTGCCAGTCGTGCCCGGAAAATAGAGGTGGTTTGTTCCAGTATGAGAAACAACTACAGGAGCAGAAGCACCAGAACCATATGTAGCGTTCAATGCTGAACCGGCAGTACCACGATTCACCATTGTAGTTTCACTAACCGTTGAATACTTTGCATCAAGCCAAAGAACAGCCTGCTCTAGAATCAACTCGCCAGCAGAAACACAACGATGCGTAACTTCATACCCAACAGGAACAGCAGCAAAGGCTGCCTCCAAAACAGTGGGAGAACTTCCACCCACCACATCAGGCGTTTCTGATGTGATCGTGACAATTTCCATCTTCCACGGATCATTGTTGACATAATTGTTGATAGCGACCTGTTGCGTGCCTGTAAGAACATGCTTAACCGCTGTCATTACAGCAGATTTTGTTCCAGCATTAATACCGTAAACACCAGATGCAACCTGCCAACGAAGGTCGGCATCCACTCCAGTATTGTTCGGCGCTGCGGCTTCAAGTTCAGACCATGTGGCAGTTCCATCCATACCAAGCAGTTCGTTCCATGAAAGACTGCCACTACTGTCAGCATCTAGGGCTGTCAGTAGTGACCCCCATGACGAGAAACCAGATGCTGAAATCTGGAACTTGAAACCAAGAATCATTGCTAGCCAGTAAAGCCATGCTGTTGGCGCTTTGTTTGGGTCCACAAGGGATGATGTTTCTTCAGCAACACCGTATTCATCGGGCGCGATGTATCTAATTGACTCCCACAGGTCCCACAGGTCGGCAGTTTCCATGAAGGCAACATCTAGAAATCGAAGCAGAGGAACGTCAGGGTTTGTTTGTTCGCCGTCAGCGGTGCGAATATACTCCGGTAAATTTGCGTATATTTCAGTGTTGTATGTGTTGTACACAATTGCATTTGGAGTGCTTAAAACTGGTGCAGAAATATAAACAGGCGTCAATGTCGCCGCTGCCGCCAAAGAGATTTTCAAAGTACATGAACCCTGACTACCGTAACTAGTAGTGGTTGCTGGCTGCTCAACAACAATCAAACTCCAAATTCCTGCTTGCAGCAACGTTGTGTTGGTTTGTGGAGTCTGGTCGTTTGTAACGGTCAGAGTTGTAGTAATAAACCTGTTGATCTCAGAATAGGCCCAAAAAGAAAACTTTGTTTTCCAGCCGAGGTAGTCAGCAGGAATGGATTGCGTGGCAGAAACCACAACACTGCCAGCAGTTGTGGGGGAAATTTTAAGAGACCCTAATGTGGAAAGTTTCTGTTTCTCTCCAGTAGCAGATAGGGCTGCTGAACCACCTGTTACCGTCCATTGACCGATACCTGTGTTGAAGGTAGCGCTGTTTCCTGATAGGAAGTTAATGACTCTAGACATGTCAGAGACCCGTGACTGTTACGGCAACAGTTGACGTTGGAAGTGATCCATATTTAGTAAATACAACATCAGAGCCAGCACCACCAGTAGCGCCAGCACCCGGAGTCATAGAGACTGACACTACCCTATCTACCCCTTCTACACTATCTATGAGCGCAATCATCTCGTTTTGATAGATGGTTTGAGACCAATCCCAATAGTTTGGGTGCAAATATTTCTGGATTGCAGAGTTCACATTTGCCTGCACGACAGTTGAAGAATATCCGGCCTTCATCGTGACGCTAGTTGCAACAGTTATTGCAACACTATTCGGAGACTTTACGCCAATTGTCAATCCGGCAACTGTTCTATTGGCAACATCGGTTTGGATGGCGGTCATCGCTGTTGCTGAAAGAGATGCACCACCATTTTGTGCTACATAAATTGTTGCGTATCCGTTAGTTGCCGTGACAGAAGCGTTGTCGTTGGCAGAGTTAAGACGGTTATACACTTTTACCCTGTAGGCATCGGTGTAACTTGATAGGACGTACTGCTGAATTTGTGAAGTGGTAACGAGGGCTGTCGTATACGAGTTCAACTTAGAGATAGCGCGCGTTAAATACTGTGAATCGGATTCAGGGTCTTCACCTACATCTAGGTTTCCGTAAAGCATTACAGAGTTTACATAGGAAACAGAAGAATAAAGTTGAAGCGTTGTACCACTCACTAATGACGGATACTCAATTAGTGCAGTTCCAGTGATAGGCACAATACCAGTAGTTGATCCCGGTGAAATGTTCAGATCAATAGTGGTATCAAAAGTATAAAGAATTGTATTGTCTGGATTAGTTGCATCTATGTAGCCAACCCGTGTTCCGGCAGGGATATTGCATCCAGCATTGTCGATAGCCGTGAACTGCGCATACCCAGTTGGCGCTATACCCATAATCCTGTCAATTCCAAAAAGTTTTAGCAACCCCTCCAAAACGCCATTCGGAACCCTGTTAATTGCTGCACCAAGATAACTAGCAAGATAGGTGCTTACCTGAACAATTGCATCTTCGATTGATCCAGCGACAGGGGTCCATTCGGGAATGGCGACCTGAGCATAGGCTACGGCGTTGTCATAAACAGTTTCTGGTTGATCGTCATATACTGTCAGGTCAATGAATTCAGAAAAGTCAGGTGATGCCACGGTTAACCCTCATTCACTTTGTATTGAATGGAAAGAGAAACGGTTTGATCGGAATTCATTGTCTGCTCAATTGATGTAATTGATACATCTTGGACATAGGAAGCGAGTGTTACAAGAAAATCACCCATATCAAGACTTGAAAATGCTGCAATTCTGCTACCGAAATCTGGAGTTAGCGGCAACTCTCCAATCTGGGTATATATGGCAGCAGCGATCAGTTGTGCCTTGTATGCATCCGAAGAAGTGGATATTTTCAAGGCGCGTTGATTCACGAATCTGAAAGGAAAACTGAAACCGTCCACAGTAGCAGTCTACTACAAAGTAGTCTACTCTAAATTAGATACGCATTCCTACGGAGCAATAGCAGTTGTTTTAATTTTGTAAACAGTTGCTGAAGCAGAAGTTGACGACGCTTTTAAAATCATGTTTCCGCTACTAAGTTCAACATCAAATATTGCCGGTGCGGTACCAACCACAACACGACCATATTCGGTGTACGAAACCGTGGTTCCATTGTGTATTGCAAGAATCTCAGTCAAAAGATAATTGTTTCCTTGCGATACTTGCACAATAAACTTTGCCGACCTGTACAGCCCTGCGTCTATTGATCTAATGGCGGTTGCTGTAGTCGTCGTCAGGGTGGTAACCCATGTGCTATCCGTTACATCATCTAAGGCAAGAAACTGACCCATAACAATAATGTTTTCTGTATCGCCTTCAGCAAAAATGCATGCAACGTTAGCCCCAACCGCTGGCAAAGATTCCCCAACCACAGAAAGCGGGCCATGCTGAAAGTTGGGAGTAATGCGCGGTATCTCAACCCACACTTTGTTGATTGTTTCATCTATGCGTTTTACAACGCCATAATAAACACCGTTCGGCTCAAAAATATTTGAGTACGTTTTTGTTGGGGTGATGAAGTTACTGAACATCACTTGTTGGGCTTCTTTTCAACAGGTGTTCTACATGCAACACCAATAGGCTCGGGCTGATCGTCATCGTATGCAATTTCCGTCAAAAGATACCGACGGTTAAACTCCCCCATACCAGTAAGCGTAACTGTCATCCCCGGACGTAGCCCCATAGTGGTAGCAGTCCGTTGAAGGATAAATTTCACTTCCGCCTGATTGACATCATCATCGGACCGACGACAGTTCGGTACGGTCAAAATCTGATACGGAGAATACGATGGCGAAGGATAGTCAAACGGCAAATTAGCCCAGTTGTAGGTATTTACCAACCATTCCTGTGAACCGAAAAACAAAGTCCTGTTCGATTCAAAGACATTGAACTGAGCGCTGCCAGCCAGCCTGCGCAACACATCCCATACGGACTCGTCTTCTTTTGAACCAGTCGCCTTCACTATTGACCGCTTTACAGAGGTTTTTTCGCCAACAAAACCTAGTCCAAACTTATTTGCAACTATCTGTGCATACTCCGTGGCAGAAACGCCGCCGTAGGCAGCGGGAGTTTTATCTCTCTTCATTTTCTGGATTTCTCCACGCCTGCATTCAATAGTTACTTTTGCTCCAGCACCTTCACCTTTGTCTATCTCAACCGAGGCAATTTCAAAATACTCATCCTTAAAAAAGACGGAACGCCGAACCATAAAATAGTTGTTGAGAAAGAATTTTAAATCTGGATCATGCACTTCTAACGTGATCTGAGATACAGCATCAAGAGACCAACTACAAGAAACCTTCGTAGTCGCCTCTTGAATTTCTGCCAATTTTGTACCAGTAATGTCAGAAATAAGAATGTCCTCAATCATTATGTACCCGTCCAACCGCCTGCATCGCCCGGTGGCTGAGAACCAGACGAAGGCTTAGAAGGCGTTTTTATTTTTGTTGGTGGAATCACTGTGTAAACGATAGGAGGTAAAGAAACAACAGAAATGTTTGGATTTCTATCTTCAATAAGCGTCACTGAACATTCCGCTTGACTCGCATCCCCATCACTAGTTTTTCTGCGAACATTTATAGAAAACTCTGTCATTTTCCATGATCTTGGAGTTGAACTAACGTCACCAAAATGACGAGCAACAACAGTTAAAAACGTACTACCAGAAAATCTGATGGGAGCATCTAGTGCGGCCATCTTGGCAAGGAAGGCCAAATCTTTTTCGATGGAGGCTTCGCCCGCTTTCTCATAAATATTAAGCCTATCAATTGCAAGAAAGGAAAAAGAAACTTGAACCAATTTTGGGGCTTTGTATACCAAAAGGGGATGATTGCCCGGTCGTTCTATCTGCACAAATTCATTACCCAAATTACTGAACTCAAACTGAACTGGAGCATAAGGGAAAAAATAGCGATACGTTTTTGTGCTAGTAACGGCACCCATCCACAAAGTAGCGCTTGGATACCCAGCAGATGTCAATGGGTCCCAATCAACGCTTTGCGCTTTAAGATTATTGATGGAAACAGTCGGCATCAGAACTGCCTTTCCCTAGCAGATCGTTGCTCACGTTGAATCCTTCGCATAACTGCATCTGCAATCTGGTCAGGTGACTGGGATTCACTTGCATTGATGGTGAACGAATACGAGTTGTTTACTGTTGATGAAGGAGAACCCTGAACCGAGAGCGAAGGTTCAGGAACAACAATAGTTGGAGAATCAGGCTCCGAACCAGCAGCAAACCTGTTTACAACATTTAGCGAACTGGCTGTCATCATGGGGCTTACAGAAGTAGCAGTATCACCAATGCCTGTTCCCGGTACAACATGAAGATGCCTATCTCCTGCTTGGCCGTGGAACTCAGCAAACCCACCAAAAGAGCGAACCTTTTTAGCATATGCACCTAGGTTTTGACCAACAAGATCGTAAGCGCGCCCTGTTACATGATCGGAGTTTATTGACCCTAAACCAAATGTTCTATAAGAAGACGTTACGGTTCGCTTGCCGGGAACTTTTGAATCTATAACAGCATGCCTATTCATAGTTTCCGTAAGAGGTTTCATTGGTACAGCGTTTGACCTACTATCAAAGGTCATGGGTTTGATACGGGCAGGCGTTGCCATATCACCAAAAACAGTCGTTTGCATGCGAACAGGACTTCCCGTCCTAGTGACGCTGGTGGCTTTCATGCGAACAGGATTTGATGTATCACCAAAAGCAATACGCTTTATGCGAACAGGATTTGGTGTATCACCAACCGCTACATGTTTGATAGTTTTACTAGAGAAAACTTTAAACCTTGGTGTTGCGGTATCTCTTTCTCTTTTACCTGTCAAATCAGTTTGAGGAATATGTATCGCTGCTAGTTTTCTGGCAATTTCATCAATTTTTGCTGTCATTGCCGCGCCACTTATTCTGACGTTTTTCCCAGCCATCACAAACTCTGGGTTTATGTTTTGCTTGATGCCATCCAAGGTGTCTTTGAACACTTTAATACCGTGGGGTTCAAGACTCTTTATTAGGTCAATAGCCTGCCCACCTTGCGCTTTGTACCCGGTTGCACTTTGAATTGGAGCACCAGCAGTATCAACACCCCTATAGCCTTTTGGTCTGCCATTTATATCGCCTTGCAAAATATTTTTCGTTTGATCCATCAGGGCTTTAAATGTGTCAACTGCGCCCTTAACATCACCTTCGGCAATCTGTTTTTCCATTTGCCCTCTTGTTGAAGAGGCAATAGTTTGAGCATCAGCACCTTTGATGCCCATCGTTTCTAGT